TTTAACAAAAGAGTTATGTGCGCTGTCGTTGCACAAGTTAGTAACGCAGGTAATCAACAAGGTAAGATGGAGATATTAAAGAGTTACGCCATCAACGATTGCAGTACAGAAGGTATTGCTGAAGCCATTAGATTAGATTTCCCCAAGCGTAGAATCAACAGTATTATTGACATGAGCGGTACGCAACTTAACCGCGATACAACAAGTGCGTTTGGTATAACAGACAGAATCATCTTAGAAAAGTATGGCTTTACAATTGTTAACAATAGAAAAAGTAACCCATTCATTAGTGACACAGATAACACAAGCAATGCGTTCATCAACAGAGGTGGCTTAGTAATAAAACCCACAGATCAGTTTTTGATTGAAGCAATGCAGACATATCACTTTGAAGATGGTACACGTAAAAAGTTAGTAAAATACACTGAGCAAAAGTATGCTCACATTGACGGATTGGGTGACTGTATTCGCTATGGTATTCATCATCTATTCCCTATTCAACATGAGAGTTCAGGTTTAGCTGAGTACGTTGGTATGGATAGTAGATTATCAAATAGAATGAAGCCTGGATTAGAGCATATGCCCGATAGTCCATTGTATCCAGGTGGTCCAACATGGGAAGAAATCATGAATGGCGAACAAACAGAAGACTATCAAGTATGGAGTTAAATTATGTCAAGAACACCGGGTGATACGAAAACAACACTGTTAGAAAAACTACTTAACAAAGTTACAATTGATGAACAAACAGACTGTTGGGAATTTCAAGGCGCAAAAAACAATATTGGTTATGGGATGATAAGAGATGACAAAAAAATGCGAACAACACACAGAGTTAGTTACGAGGAACATAATAATGTTAAGATACCTTCTGGCTTGTGCGTTTGTCATACATGCGATAACCCTAGTTGCGTTAATCCTGCACATCTCTGGTTAGGCACACGTAAACAAAACACAGATGACATGATACGCAAAGGTAGAGGGTTAAGTTGGGGCGGCAATACTACTCATGGTAGAATTCACCCACGATCAGGTAAGGCAATACCTAAAACTAACTGCCCACATTGCAGTCGTAACATTGCTAACAATTTATTTGCTAGATATCATGGGGATAACTGCAAGCTAAATCCCTTAGCATAAATACATTATCATCCATAAATCGCAAATTCTGTGAGAAAAATAAAATATGAAAACAAAAGCTGACTTACTCAAACGTAACCCAATATATTCTAGCATCTATAATGAGATGTTAGCTTATCAGTACTCGTACTTGGGAGGACTACCTTTCAAGATGTTTGTGCGTAAGAAAAGACCTAGTGAAGATAGTACACTCTATCAAGATTTAGTTGCTAACACAATCGCACAGCCTATCTGTCGTTACATTGTTGACACGATTAATGATGTATTGTTTGAGCCAGGCATTAAACGTAACATGCAATTCTGTACTCCAACTGGTCAACAGATCAATCCAAAGAATAGTGAATGGGCAGACTTATTCTTGTTAGACGCTGACTTAACTAATCGTAGTATGAATGGATTCATGGAGAGTATCGGTGACTTAACAAGTATCTACGGACATTGTTGGGTAGCAGTTGATATGCCTCAAGCAGGACAAGGTGATCTAGGTCGCCCCTACGTTTGTGCTATCAACCCATTAAACGTATGGAACTGGGAGTTTGATTACTATGGTGGTCGCCCAATGCTTAAGTGTGTTACAGTTATGGAGATGGAAGAACAAGATTGCTACTACATCAAGTGTTATACATTAGGTGATGCGAACACTCCAAGCTACTGGGAAAGTTATGAAGTAGAAAAGGGTCCTAGCAAACTAGAAGAACCTTGCAAATTGATTGGCACCGGCAGTTATCCACCTGGCATGAGCTTACCAATCTTCATTGCATATGGTCGCAGAGATCCTAGAACAATTGATTTAGGCATTAGTGACATTGACGCAGCCAGTGATGCTATGCGTGAATATTATAAACTAGAGTGTGAAAAGTACACAGCATTACAGTTTGCACACACATTGATTCGTGCTGACAAAGGTATTAGTATTCCAGTTCACGCGGGAGCTATCGTGAGAGCAAATGAGGGACAAGTAGAAGCAATCCCCATTGACACCGGAGACGTTGATGCAATCATTAGAGCGCAACAAGATATCCTTGAACAGATTGAAGCACTTACGGGCTTAGGTGGACTGCGTAATAGTAAGAACCAAATAGCAAGTGGTGTTGCTATCATTGAAGAACGCAAACAACTACACCGTCTTGCTAAGAGCAAAGCAAGATTGATGGAAGTTACAGAAGAAATGATTTATACATTTGCCGCACGTTTTATGAACGTTCGTTGGGCAGGTGAAGTAGCTTACAACACTGACTATGAAGCACATGATACAAACTATCGTATGGCTATCATCAAGAGTGCAAAAGAATTAGTTGGTGACAATCCAATGATTCAAGCACTAATCACAAAAGAAATTATTGGCATGCTTGCTCCAGACACTGCAATACCAGAATATGAAGATGCATTCATTCAAACTATCGCTGATCCTGATCTAAGAACATTAATGACTGAGCAGAACGACCAAGTTCTCAGTAGAGATTTAGAAGCAAGCATGATACCAGAACATGAACAGTATGGTGAAGATAAGAACGGTGAGAATGGTGAGAGTGAATCAGAAAGTGAAGGATCATTTGGTAATGAGGGTAATGCGTCATTGCTAGGTGGTGCTGGTACTCCAATTACACCAATCGGCGTTACTTATTATCCAAATCAAGTAGCTCCAGTAATACTAACTGGTATGAATACGGGTAGATAAATCTATCTATTTTCATAATGCATAAATACATTACACAATCGCTTACTACGTAAAGTTAAAGGAAAAAATTAATGGACAATCAAAATTTCGTTGGCAACGATGTAGCCCCTGTTACTGCACAGGACTCAATGAGTGAAGCAGGAGAGCAAAACGTTAACCCAGGTGCTATTCGTAAAAGCACAACTCAGTCATTGTTGACTGCATTATCAAACGCTAGCGGAACACAATTCCAAAGTGTTGAAGATGCATTATCATATATGGCACGTGTAGGGGCTCAAAATAATAACGGTGGCAACGTACAGCCAAGTGGACAACCAAAGCAACAAAACGTTACGAACGGTCGTGTCACAACCAATGACTTGCATGAGCAGTTTAGTAAACTTCAAAATGATCTAGCAGTAAAAGAGCAAAGATTACGTGAGAAGGAATTAGACTCTGACATTCAAAGAGCTATGGGTGACAGATTTGATTCAGACCTAATTGATTACGCATTGAATAAAGTTAAAAACAATATTCAATGGAACGATGATGGCAGTTATGCTATTGTTAATCAAAAGGGTCAAGAACGCTATGGATCTGATGGAATGCCACTTACAATTTCAGGATTAGTACAAGAAGTAGCAGTGGGTAATCCAAAGCTACTCAAGCAGAGTAACTCTAATTCTGGATCTGGTTTAAGACCTGGACAAGGTTCTTTCACTGGTGCATCTGACGAGGCAATACCTGATTACTCACGTGATCCGGCAGCATTCAATGCATGGGCTAATAAAAATGGTCTAGGCAAAGGAGTTGGTCTAAAAGGTCTAGGTGTAACAGCGACAGTATCAAGTTCAAGTCGTAAAGTACTCTGAGCCAACTAAAATTTTAATTAAAGGAAAATATCATGGCATACGTATTAGGCGGTCCTAACAATGAAGGCGATGGCTTCACAACAGCTATCTCCAATTTCGCTCTCCGTGCAATGCACGAATCTAACGGTCTAGTTAACTTTACTAACGTTGTTGCACCTACACAAGGTCAAACATTCTTAGTACCTAACTTCGCACCAATCACATATCAAGACTACAATGCTAACGGCACTGGCGGTACATATGGTACAGGTAACGCAGTTGTACAAAACCCATCATTGGGACAAGGTACAATCACAGCAACTCCAGCAGTTGCACAAACAGCGTTTGACATCTTCTACGGATGGACTACAAGTTTCACATTGGCTGCAACGCTTGGTGCTGAACTTGGTGAGTCATTCGCTGAAAAAGTTGACCAACGTGTTACAGCGGCTTTCTTAAGCTTCAAAGCAACACCAGGCAACTTGAATTATACAGCAACTCCAGCTGACGGATTCCCACGTGTCTTACAATTAGGCGCTATGGAAGTTATCGGTGCTACTAACACTAGTGGTACATGGACTGATGGTTTCACATCAAACACTATTCTTGATTGTATTCGTTTAATCAAGCAGAACTTTAAAGTCGCTCGTATGCCTGGCACTCCAGTCATCGTTATGGACAGTAATGGTGATGCACAAACACAATCAGGTTACACTGGTGGACAAGTTGGTTCTTCATTGAATCGTATGTTAGCTGAGTTAACTGGTGGTGCAGTATCACAATCAGGTGGTAGTAACCTATCTGCTCTTGGTAACGAATTGTTATCAACAGGTCGTATTGAATCTGTATACGGATGTATGGTCATGTTTTCCACATTCTTGCAATCTGCATCACGCACAGTAGTTGGTCAAGCTAGCTTGCCAGTACTAGTTGGTGCATACTTCGGTGACAGTGCTTTGTTCACTGTTATGAAAGAAGGCTTGCAGTTGAAGTCTGGTGAAGTGCCAGGTGGATTGCAAATTTGGTTAACAGGCATGGGCTATTTTGGTTCTGGCGTTGGTGACTTACGTCGTGGTGGCGCAATTAACATTCTTCAAAACTAATTTGAATAGAGAGAGTGGTAACACTCTCTCGTTGTCTAGGAAAAATATAATATGTCAGTACCCTATCAAAGAATCTCAAACGCAACAGTAGAAGATATTATGTTCTACGATCCGGCAGCGGAACGTAGAGCTAGTGCTCTTAATGTTGATTGGGCTCCTTACTTTAAAGTCGGTTCACAAGAGTGGCTTTACAAGTTAGAGTTCGGATGGTGGCAGAAATACTGCGACACCGTTCTTGGTGCTTACTATTATGCTAACCTGCCAAATGGACAATTGATTTCAAGTTTCAATCCTAGTCTGCTCATTAAAAACGATCAGACACTAATTCGTTTAGATACATTCGGTGCAATACTAGTTTTCTATCAATCACTAGTAACCGATGTGTCTAACATGAATGAGGTTGATGTTCAGAATTATGAATTCGCACAAAAGCGTTGTGATGATGAATGGACAAAAGCGTTGCAGTTGATGAACTTCTATGATTTATACATGGATAGTCCTCAAGGACCAACGACAAAACTTGAAGAAAATTTCACAGCGGACGTTGATTATTTCAACGGCGATAGGAGATATTTCTAATGGCTGAAGTAACTTACTCAGTATTGAACGAGCCAACTGTTAATAGTACACAAATTATTAATGTGTTGCGCCGTGATATACCTAAAGCATGGAACGTACCAATATATGATGACTTCCCTAGTGATAGTGATGTTGTTCGTTATGGTATCTATGTGAGTGATGTTCATACAGTCTCAAGAAATCCTCATCAACTAGCAATACAATATTGTGGCGCTATCTATCACGCATATGATGAATTTGGTGTAACATACATTTCTTATCAAGATGATCCATACAATGTAGCAATCAATGCTATCATTGCAAATTTAGTTACTGCTGTCAAAGATGATGGTGTGCAACTAATGGATGGATACTTTGAAAGAGATTTTGACCAAGTTCGTACATATGGACCAACGCAAGCAGAGAAGCATACCTGGACGTTCAGAATGCTAAGATTAGAATTTAATACATAAGCCAACACATAAGGAGAAATCAAATGGCAAGAATTACAGTAAATACAACCGGCACTCAACCAACACTATTGGTTAGTACCGATTTGATTAGTAACAGTGCAAACTGGGGCAACATCGCTAACACTCTTAGCGTAACTTGCTTGCAAGACGTTACAATCACAAACTCTACAGGTATCTATTCATACACAGACTTCTGTTCTATTGATACCAATAAGATTACAACACCAGCAGATAACGAAATTTCTACGAACTTAGTTATTGATGCCGTAGGTTTCTTCGGAAACAGTGGCGCAACTGCAAACAGCGCAAGCTATTACGGTGCTAGTGGTCTTTCAATCAACAAAGTTCCAGTACAATGGAAACTTGTTATGAACGGCGCAAATGCAACTGCTAATGCATATTACTATGCAGGTCAAGGTTATATCTCTAGCCTAGCACCAACAGTTAGCCCTGACGCTCCTGTTTGGATCACACCATTAACAATCGCTGTTGACGGTGCAATGGTAGCAGACCAAAATCCTTAATCAATAGATTAATGATGATTAGGGGATACTCAAAAGGTATCCCTTTTTTCTTATAAGGTGAACAAATGAATGATATATGGTTAAAGACCAACGAAGAAAAACTTAGAAGTTTGATTGCTGACGAGGCAAAAGCCATGCCCATGCTAGATAACATGATGGCAACTATCAAACAACTTAAAGCAAAGCAAGCGTTTCGTCTTGCACTACTTAATCAACTCTTAGAAGAACTGATTGAGAAAGACTAAATACAATATACAACAATTTAAAGGAAGTAAACAAATGAAACTCTCAGCATTAACAGCAAAACCCCAATTAATAGAAGTCAGTATTGATGACGAAGATACCATGAAAGAATTTGGTGAACCAATTACCTTTCACACATGGGATCGTCAACCTATGGATGTGTTTATGAAATCCTT